CCATGACGGTCATCGACTGCGCGTGGGCCGCGATCGCGCCGGAAGAGTTCTATGAGATCCGCGCCTTCAACCACGCCTACGGCGGCGGCTCTGGGACGTTCACAGAGGCGGCCGTGCCGTGGCTTGAGGCAGGAACGTACCGGACGCAGCCGAACAGCCTACGGGCCGTTCAGGACGCCCGCCTGTCCTACAAGGCGTCCCTCGTGATTCAGAAGGTTCCGCTATGACGACCTCCTACCGTGAGACCGTCCTTGCCGCCCTCGCGGGCAAGCTCGACGACATCGTGACCGACAACACGCGGACATGGGCGCAGACCGTTGCGCCGCGGGTGGTGCGGGTCAAGCAGAACGCCGAGGCTCTGCCGCTTGTCCCGACCTGCTACATGGGCACGAAGGACGAGGCGATCGACCGCCGCGAGGCCACCTCGAACTACCTCCTCTACAACCGGGTCCTGACCGTCCTGCTCGAGTACTACGTGCAGGCATGGGACGTCGACCTTGCGTGTTCGGACATCGTGCACGACGTCGAGTTGGCGTTGGCCGACTGGCGGCTCGGCGGCGTTGTAGACGACATGGCGATCACGGCCGAGCGGACGCTGATGGGCGAGCCGGGGCAGCCGCTCTGCGGGGTCGAGTTTACGGTGGTCGTAAGATATCGGACGTCATCCGCGAGCCCGTCTACGAGGCTCTGAGGCACCACACATGGCACTGAACAACGTTCTCCTCGCTCGCCTTTGCCAGATCGGCGTGGTCGCCGAGACCACCCGGGGCACGTACGCCGGTCCGACCTACACGAATGCGACGACGAACGACTACAAGTTCCTCGCGCAGAACATCACGGTCACCCTCAATCAGACCCGCTACGACCGCGACCCGCAGTGGCAGAGCCTGACCAAGTACAAGGGGATCGTCGGCAAGCAGCCGGTGACCGTCTCCTTCTCGGTCGAGTGCCGCCGTACGGGCACGACCACGACGGCCGACGCTTGGTTCACGCTCCTTCAGGGCTGCGGGTGGAAGGACGTCGGCTCGGGTGCCATCGAGTACAAGCCGACCTCGCTCTATGCCGACATGAAGTGCCTCTCGATGGAGATCATCATCGGCGGGCGCGGCATCGGGGCGAGCGGTCTGGCTGTCAAGGTCAAGGGTTGCATGGGCAACGTGACCTTCACGGGCTCCGTCGGGTCGGTGCTCATGGCGAACTTCACGTTCCAAGGCGTGCTCGAGGCCGTGGCCGACGCGACCATGCAGAACGTCACCCACGAATCCGGCGTGCCGCCGATCTTCCAAGGCATCGCCTACTCGTTCCAAGGCAGCACCACCGACATGGCGCTGACGACGTTCTCCTTCGATACCGGGAACGTGCTTGCCGAGCGCGAGTCGGTCAACGCCTCGACGGGCTGCCTGCATTACGTCATCACGGACCGCCGCCCGACCGGCACCATCGACCCCGACCTCGGCCTCGAGGCTGACAACGCCAACGACCTCCACGACCTCTTCGTCAACAACACCGAGATCGCACAGACGTTCGACCTCACGAACGTCGCGGTGTTCACGTTCCCGAAGACGCACATCACCGCGCTCACGCACGGGAACCGCAACGGAATCCTGACCGCCAACCTGACCTTCGAGGTGGTCCACACGACCACCGACTCCGAAGCCAGCATCGCGTTCGATTGATGAAAGGAAGGCATCGCCGTGCCCATCGCCTTAGACCCGCGCCGCGAGACGAAATATGTTCTCGCGTGCGACCGTGCCCTGCCTGCTGAAAAGCAGACCAAGTTCGTCATCCGTCCGCTCACGATCCGTCAACATGCCGAGTGGCAGGACTCGATCATGGGCTACGACGCCGAGACCAAAGAGGTCAAGACGAACTACTACAGCAACATCCTCACGCTGCTTCGGTTCGGCCTGATCGGCTGCAACGACTTCTTCGATTCCGAGGGCCGCGAGGTTCGGTTCACCCTGAAGAACCACGTCGTGGCCGACGACTTCCTTGAGCGCCTGTCGCCGGAGCACCGCTACGAAATCGCCACGGCGATCAAGGATCTGAGCACCCCGTCGGAGTCCGACTTGGGGGGCTTATCCTCGGCGCAGCAGTAGCGGCTGGCGCGCTCGAGCAGGACTGCCGCAGGTGCGTCCATTCCGAGCAGCTCCGCAAGCAGTGGGGCTGCGACGGCCCTGCGTCCGTCCCGTTCGCGTACCTCACATGCGAGCGGTGCTTCGGGCGCGACCGCAAGTGCGACCTGTGCAAGGGCAACCCCAAAGGACGACCGCATACCGTCTGCCCGAACAAGAACCGCAACCATTCGATCGGGCTTGCAATCTCGTCGCACGCTCTGCTTGAGGCGGGTCTTCTACCCGTCGAAGGCGGCATAATGGATCAGACGCAGGCGTGGTTGGTGTCGATGCAGATCATCGGCAGCGAGCAGGCCAAGCACCGAGAATCCGAATGGGAAATGACTCAATCCTCCAAGTCGTCATCAAAGTAAAAGACGAGATGACCCCGGTGATCACGAAGATCGGCCGGGGGTTCACGTCCTTTATCAACGATGCGGTGGGTCTAGCGAAGAAGTTCTTCACGAGCTTCTCGATGCAGGCGTTCAAGGGCGTCGTCGACGGCATCAAAAAGGTCGGCGAGGCGTTCCAGTGGGCGGGGCAGAAGTTCAACGAGTTCGCACCGGACGCTAAGAAGTATCAGGCAACCTTCAGCGTCAAGGAGGCCATGGCCCTGCGCGAAGGCGCGGAGGCGTTCAACAGGCTCGGCGCGGCGTGGGATAAGTTCGTCGGCCAGCTGCTGTCGAAGGGCGGCCTGCTCGTCAGCTTCTTCGACGACCTGACGCGACGGTTCAAGCAGGTCACCGACGGGCCGCAGTTGACAGAGGTGGGCGCGGCGCAGGCCGAGCTGCAGAAGTTGCGGGACCAATACCGCACCTTCCAAGGCAAGCCAATGACCGAGGCGCAGCTGAACTCGCCCTACTACCAAGGCATGCTTCGTGCCGAGGATGAGGCAATCAGGAAGGCCGAAGAGCGCGTCAAGTTGGCCGAGCAGAGATACGCCGTCGAGAAACAGATCCTCGATGTTCAGAAGGAGCAGCTTGCAGCCGCCGCGCAGGCGGCCCGCGACCCGCAGGTCAAAGACGCTCTGAAGGGTCTGCGCGAGTATTACAGGCTCTCGCAGGAGATCGAGGACACCATCCTCCTCGAGGATCTTGCAAACGCTTGGGCCGCCGTCGGACGCCAAGAAGAATGGGCGAACCAACAACTCGAACGACGCAAGGCGTTGGACAGAGAAGTCGGCGAGGGCCTGCGCGGTTTGAAGTCGGTCTTCAAAGAGATTGCCGACTTCGAGCGTGAATACTGGACCGACTCATGGGATTCGATGTGGGACGAGATCGACGCGCGCGAAGCCAAAGCGGCCGAAGATCAAGCGCGGCGATTGCAGGAGCGCAGCGACCTGCTCAAGGAAGCCCTTGAGCGCGACCGTCAGCGCAACGAGGAAGCCTTCCAAGCCTACAAGAAGCGGGTCGACGAGCTCGATGCCTCGATCACCGCTTCAGCGCAGATGATGTCCGATGCCTTCATCACGAACTTTGAGGCCGTCATCGACGGCACGAAGTCAGTGGCCAAGGCGTTCACCGACATGGTCGGATCGATCCTGTACGACACGGGCCGCATGATGGCGTCCGAGGCCCTGACCGGATTGTTCAAGAGCCTGATCGGCAGCGCCCTAGGTTCGGCAGGCGGCACGCCCGAACGCACGGTCAATCAGGCGGGAGACATACCGTCGTACATTCCGAGCGGTTCGGCTGGCCGTCGGACGGGCGCTGTCGTGATCAACGTGAACGGCGCACGCGATCCCGGCGCTGTCGCGCGCGAGGTCCGCACGGCCGTCATGAACCTCGCCTCGTCCGACGCAGGCGTGCGCCGTCGGTTGCAGATCACATGACCTCGATCCTGACGAACATCACGTTCACGGGTCAGACGTCGCCCTATGTGAACGACTGTTGGCCTGTTGATCAGGAGTTCCCGTTCACGTCGATCACGGGCTACTGGAAGGTCAACGCCGAGCGCCTTGAGTGCAAGACTCCGCTTGTGGGCACATCGTCGATTCCGACCGCTACCGTGTTGCAGGGGCCATACCTTGCGCGGACGTCGATCTGCCGTCTGAAGTCTTCAATTTGGACGCAGGCGTTTCACCTGCCCGCCAAGCCGAACGGCGGCCGACGGATCACCGTGCAGGTCGACATCACGATGCCGTCGCCGTTGCCGCCGACTGGTTTTGCGATCGACGACGACATGCACGTCGGCCTGATGTACCTCGGCGAGTCGACAGGCAAGGGCTTCTGTTGGCTGTTTCAGAACCTGAACGACGGCGGCACGGTGCGGCTGACGCACGCCTACGTCACGGGCACGACGGCCGTGCCGACCCAGTTTGGGCCGTCGGTCTCAATCGCAACGTGGGCGGCCGGGTCGACGCACACGATGAAGGCCGAGGTGCACCTATCGGTCGCGGGTGACATCGTCGACTCGACGCTGTTCATCGACGACGTCCCGCAGCTGACCTTCGCGGCCGTGAGCGCACCGCTCTACAACTACCTGTTCGGCGTGCAGATCTCGTCGTTCGCGTCGAAAAACTTCTATCAGGGTCTGGTCTGCCGGAACTTCACGGACTCGGGGTTGGCGACGGGCGGCGTCCCTTCTGTTTGGTCGACGTATCTGAGCCAATACGTCATTTTCCAAACCAACCTAAACCCTCTTTCGCTTAACTATCAGACGCTGTTTGTTGGCAAATACAACGTCGCCTTCGACAAGTTCATCGTGCGCGACATCAACCCCGCCACGCTGCTGCCGCCGCTCGATTCGGAGCCGGCCCTTGCGGCCGACTTCGCAGGCTACACGCAGATCTCGACGGCCATCGAGAACAACACGACCTCCGACACGCTGACGGTTGCGCCGTCGTACAGCCAACCGATCGACGACCAGTGGGAGGTCAACGAGTTCAACAGCGACGCAGGCTACACGACGACCTTCTCGGCGACGACGCGCCGCCGCCGTCGGTGGGTTCTGAACTGGGTGGCGATTCCGTCTTCTGAGAAAGACACGCTCGTGGCGCTCACGACGTCGGTGCAGTCTCGGTTCCGGTCGTTCGGGTGGTCGGACCCGGACACGCTCGAAAGCCTGAACGTCCGGTTCACGACCGACATGCGCGTCGAGCGCGTGCAATACGCCGTGTACAACTGCTCGGCTACGGTCGAGGAGGTCTTGGGCTAATGCCGCAGAACATCGACTCCTCGCTCGTCTCCCTCAAGAATCTCCTGCACTCGCAGAACGGTTGGGTCTACCTCTTCCTGATCGACTTGGACGGTTCGAACAAGGCCGCGCTCGTCGGTCACGACACGACCGTTGTGCATGCAGGAATCACCTATCAGGCGTTCCCGATCTCGCTCGGCAGTTGGAACCGCGACGTCGACGGCAACCTGTCGCAGCCCGTGGTGACGGTGTCGAACCTTTCGCGCGAGATGGCCAACTATCTCGAGGCGGGCGGCCTGCTCGACCGCCGCGTGCGCATCTACGCCAAGAACCTTGGCAGCACGGCGGTGCTCGAGTTCGGCGAGTGGCGCGTCATCGAGGCCACCATCAACCTCGACGTCGCGACGTTCCGCATCGGCGTGTACCAGTTGTTCGACGCGCCGTTCCCGGCTCGTCGGCAGTTCCGGAGCCGCTGCGACTACCAGTACGGTGGCACGGAATGCGCCTACCAGATCTCGCTGCCGAACCTGATCTCGTCGACGAACCCGAACTTCGACGGCTCGACCTGCGACTACACGATCGGCGGCGACAACGGCTGCCGCGCGCACGGCCTGAATGAGGCCGCGAACGGTCAGTTCAAAGCACACCCGGCCCGCTTCGGCGGGTTCCCCGGCATTCCGAAGGGGCCTGCCCGTGTCTGAAATCGCGCACGAAAAGTGGCACGACCTGCTCGGTCAGCCGCACGAACCGCTCGGCTGTTGGCTGCTCGTCGCCGAGATGTACCGCCGCCACGGCAAGATCATCGCGGCGCACCCCGCGGCGTACCTTGGTGGCAACGGCTGGACGCGCGTGGACGTCGACAACCCCGAGCCACTCGACATCGTCGTGCTCGGCAAGGACGGGGTGATCAACCACGTCGCCCTGTTCATCGGCAAGGGCAAGATCCTGCATTCGGTCGAGGGCTCGTGCGTGCGCGTTGACTCCTACGAGTCGATCCGCAAGACGGGCAACGTGATGTGGGTCGGCCGTCCCGGCGACGTTGGCGACGCGCCGATGATGCCGATGGATCTCGACGGCATCACCGTGGTCGAGGTGCCCGACGTCCTCAGCCCGTCGCAGCGCACCGTTCGGCAGAGCCGCCCCGGCATGCGCGTGCGCGACTACGCGCCGACGTGGGCCGAAGGCTTCCTCGACCTGCACGGCCCGTCGAAGGACTGGGACCGTGTCGCCGAGCGCGGCGAACTCCTGCTGTTCTTTGCTACTCCGGCTGGGCCGGGGGTCACAGCACTTGCTGTGATGGAGCAGGTCTTCATCGGCTTCGGGCTGATGGTTGCAGGCATGGTCCTGCAGAAGGTTGTCGGCGCGGGTCAAGCCGAGCCCCAAGAAGAGGGGAGGCCGGGGTTCGACCTCGAGGGGTTTCGCAACACGTCGACGGTTGGCATTCCGCAGCCTGTCGTTTACGGCGAGCACAAGGTTGCAGGAAACATTGTCTCGGCATTTCAGAGGGTGGACGCCGACGGGCGTCGGCAGTTGTACATGCTGCTCATGCTCTCGCGTGGACCCGTCCAATCGATCGGCGGTGTCGACTCGGATCAGGATGATCTCGTCGGCGCTGCGATTCCCGACTCGATACAGATAAACGGCAATCCGGCATCGAACTACACGGTCTCGGTGTCGACGCGTTTAGGTTCGTCGAACCAAGAGCACATCCCCGGCTTCGACGAGACGATCAGCAGCATCGGCGTCAACGCGACGCTGTACCAGTCGCAGCCCTACGTCTACACGACGTCGGACGCCGTCACGGCGGCGGAGGTGCTGATCCTGTTCCCGCAGGGTCTGTACACGGCCAACTCGTCCTCGACGGTGGCGACGTTCAAGATTCGGTTCCGCGAGCAGGGCACGACGTCGTGGACATCGCTGCCGCAGAAGATCGTCGGCGGCGGCATCCCGGTCAGCGCGGGTGCGCAGACGGCGATCAATAACGCGACGCTCGCGGTAATCAAGAACAGCCGAGCCGAGGTGTCGGCGCTGTATCGCATTGACTTCCCGGCCGAGAAGACATACGAGATCGAGGTCGAACGTCTCTATCCCGGCTACCCGGACAGCGCGAACACCATTACGCAGTCGACGCTGTACGAGGTCAACGAGATCACCGGCGACCGCCTTACCTATCCCGGCAAGGCCCTGCTCGGGCTGATCGCGACCGGCAGCGACACGATCGGCACCTCGATCCCGAACGTCACGTCCGTCGTCAAGGGCCGCCGGGTCTACGTCTGGGACGGCGTCTCGACGACGAACCCGAACTTTACGCAGCAGTGGACGCAGAATCCGGCGTGGGTGGTCCTCGACATCCTGCTCGACAAGAACTACGGGCTCGGCCGGAACGGCCAACTCACGCTCGACAACATCGACCTGCAGTCCTTCAAAGACTGGGCCGACTACGCTGACACGGTGCCCGAGGTGGGCAACGGCGTGCGAGCGCAGTGCGACCTGCTCGTCGACTCAGCAACGTCCGGGTGGGATCTTGTGTCCTCGCTCGCGACGTCGCACTTCGCCCGGCTGCTGTTCGTCGGCTCGAAAGTCACGGCCGTCCCCGACAACGCCAAGACCGTCACGGGCGTCTTCTCGATGGGGAACGTGCGCGACTTCGCCGTGCAGTACCTCGGCAACCGCTCGAGGCCGAACGCCGTCGAGGTGCAGTACTACAACTCCGACACGAACTACGAGGCCGAGCAGGCGCTGCAGGTCGAGTCGGCGGCGCTCGTCGCCGGTGAGGCTGTCCGCAAGGAATCGATTTCCGGTACCGGAATCACGCGCGCGATCCAAGCCAACCGGCTCGCGAAGCGCCGCATCCTCATCGCCTCGAGCGTGAGCCGCACGGTCGAGTTCAGCGTCGGCATCGAGGGCATCGCCGTGATGCCGATGGACGTGGTGCGCATTCAGCACGACGCCTCGAACAAGGGCAAGGGCGGCCGCATCCTCGCGGTCAACTCGGCCTCGTCGATTCAGATCGACACGCAGGTGCTGACGGCCGACCTTTCGGGGGCGACCGTCTACATTCGCGTCGTGTCCGGTGGCGTCGACACCGTCATCAGCGGCACGCCGACGGGAACCGATCAGGCTGAGCATTCGACCCTGACGTTCTCGACGCCGCTCGGCGTGACGCCGACCGCCGGTGACCCGTACGGGTACGGCGCTGTCGGCGCGACGGGTTGGCCGAAGCTGTTTCAGGTGCAGTCCGTCACGCACAACGAGGACTTCACGCGCCGGATCACCGCGACCGAATACAACTCGACCGTCTACACGGACGACCCCGGCGAGATCGAGACGTTCACGGACATCATGCCCGACCCTCGGGCGATGCCTGCGCAGGTTACCGGGCTGCGCGTTTACGAGGAGTTCCCTGAAGGCTGCGCCGGAGCGTGCGGCCTCGCGCGCGTCCGCGCGGAATGGCGGCTCGAAACAGCGTGGCAGAAGGCCGACGTCTGGTACGGGGTGGTCGGCGGCGACGGCCAGGACTGGCAGTACGTCGGTCGGTTCCAAGAGTCGGCGACGTTCGACGTCGAGCCCGACCAGACCTACAACGTCAGGATCGTGCCCGTATCGGCTCAGGAGACGCGCAGACGGCCCGACAACGCCGTCGAGGCATTCGTCTACCCGCGCGGCGACCGAACGCCTCCTAGCCCTCCTGCGGCCGTCTACGCGACCGTCGCGAATCAGGTGCTGCACGTGCTCATCGAGCCGCCGTCCGGTCAAACAGTCGACGGATACGAGATCCGTTACGCTTCGGGTTCGGGTTCAATCTTTGGCGGCGAACCTAGGCTGGGCTTTACGCGCTCCGATACGTTCACGGTTGCGTGCCCGTCGACCTCTACTTTCTATCTGCACGTGCGCTCGAGGACGGCGCGCGGCGTCCTGTCGGAATCCTCGACGACGCTGCGAGTCGACCCTGTAGCGCCGACCTCGATCTACACGACGAAGCAGAACATCGCCGACACGGGGTTCCCCGGCAGCAAGTCGAACACGGCGGTGACGTCGGGCAGCCTGTTCCTGTCGGGGTCGAACCTGTCAGGCACGTACGTCTCGACGGCGTTCACCTCGACGGGCAACCGCGCGTGGTGGCTGGTCTCGTCGACGCTCGACCTCGTCGAGCGCACTTGGGACGAATCCGGCCGCGCGTGGGCCGACGGCGACGAGACGTGGGCCGACGCCTATCTGACCGGCGAAGAGGTCGGCCCGAATCCGACATGGGCCGAGGCGGGTTGGGAATGGGGCGGGACTATCGGCTCGGTCATGAAGTGGTCCGGCTGGCCCGACGTCATCGACGCGCTGACTCCGACGGTCGAGACCCGCATCAACGGCGGGTCGTACACCGAGATGGTGACGCTCGAGGCCAGCTCGATCACGAGCGGCGACGTCAAGGTCACGCTCCGACGGCCGCACGATCGGTACGAGCCGAAGGTCACGGCGATCGACGGACGGCTTTCGGAGTGGGGCGGTGCCGCCGATCCGGGCTCGGGCACGGCGTACTGGGGTTCGTTCTGGTCAACGCAAGACCAGTCGGCTGCGTCGGCCAACACGGCCTATGCGATCACTCTGAACAACACCGACCCCGGCTCGTCGGGGGTGTCGGTC